ATGAGCGTCGTCGAAGCAAAGATCCAGACGGTGGAAGACATGTACCGGCTCGTTTGGACGGCGATAGCAAATAAGCAGCCGATCAGCGCGATCTATAAAGACCGCTACCGTTTGTTCTGCCCGCACCGGTTGGGACGCAATCGCCTGGGTGAGCGGCGAGTACTTTGCTATCAATACGGCGGCGAGAGCGAGAGCGGCCTGTCTCCGGCAGGGTCGTCGGATAACTGGCGCTGCGTCGTTTTCGAGAAACTGCGCCGTGTACAACTGCTGAACGACTCCTGGAGAACCGCTCCAAACCACACTCGGCCCACCTCCTGTGTAATTGAAGCCGATATCGACGCGGAAGATCCGCAAGATCGCTAGGAGCCGAGAAACGCCACGCGGCGAGCGCTCCCGTCCAAGGGCAAGTCATATCCAATCAGGCAGAACTGGTCCAGAGCGAAAAGCACGACCGACTCAAGGCTCGCGCCCAGTGCCGCCAGCCGCTCCTTGTTCCACGGCGTTGTGTACTCCCCGATGCCGACCAGGTGGCTGCTCTGACTATTCGCGAAACCCAGTTGCGCCGGCAAGTCGATCGACTGCTGCGCTCTGTTCAGATTCCGGTCGCCTGTATACGTAAAGTTCTCGGTCTTCAAACAATTCAACGACGCCGGCGTCCAATCTGAGCGCGGAAGATTGATGATCCGATTCAGCGGCGTATCGTTGACATCCGGCGGATAGAGCACCTCGAATCGTGCATCCGGATGCGTTTGGCGCACAAATGCCATGATCGCGTTGGTGAATGCACCGATCAGCGTTGGCAAGAACGCACATTCGTCCGGATATTGAGTGGGATCGGCCTGCTCGCTCGCAATCATTCCCATCGGTCGGCCATGCGTGGCCTGAAACTGCGCGGTCGTATAGCTGTCATAGAACGGCATACCTGACTTCGCGGCAAAATACCACCACTGGACTTCACCGAATTGCAGGTAGGGCCGCAACCCTGTTTCCGCCATGCTATCGGCCATATCGAGGTGCACCTGTTGCCAAAATGCCGTACTCTCAGGGCCGAAATTCGTCTGCAGCGCTGGGGTATTGAGCCACGCCGGATCGCCGTTTGGATAGCGTTGTGCCAGGTTTGCCGCCGCCGTGTCGTCGCCATGCTGCAATTCCATACTGAACGCGGCGGCAACATCGATTCCGTACCCCTTCAGGGCGCCGAAGAACGCTGCGCTCCAGTCCCGAGCCGCGCGGTTCAGCCTTGGCAGTGCCGATGTATCGGTACGCCAGGTAGCGTCTGTCCCGCCACTCAGCGGCCCGCTCACCTGCGCGGTGAATGCGGTGCTACTCGTAGCCGCAGCAATCGCTAGGCCGTTCCCTGCCACTCCCATCGTCCGCGAAGTGATCGTCAGCACGGCGCCCGACGCGCTGGCCCATACCCCGGTCGATCCGGCGTTAATCAGCAGTGCGAAACACGTCGCCACTGTCTCCGCCGTATCGCCGATCAAGTTCACGTGTTGGATAACGGTCGGTCCCAGCGAAACCTGCGTCGTCTTGCCGAACTCCGGTCTGCCCGCGAACGTGATCGTGCTCGTCGCATACTGATGTCCGGGTCGAACCAACTCGTAGAACCAAAGAGCACCTGCATAATGGTTTGCCCGGCCGCGGAAGCCGAGTTTCCAGATCAGCCAGGCAGTACGCTCAGCCGCGATCGCGATCGAATGATCCGTATCCCAGTCCGTCGCCAGGGTTGTTGTCGGCATGACGCCGAAATCCGGCAAATCGGTGGTTGGGTAGGCAATCTCGAGAAAATCAAAATAGAAGTATGTTCCCGCCGATCCGCAGTGCGTCAGGGTGACCTTGTGCTGTCCAGGGGCGAATTGGCCGATCGGAATCCGGACCAGCACATCTTCGCCCGGTAAGACCAATCCAAATGTGGCCGCGGGCGTTGAATCCACCTGAATCGTCACCTGACCACCACCATCCGCTCGCCGCGTGCCCAGATATAGCCAGTGATTGCCGCTCGCCTGATAAGAGCACGCGACCTTCGCGCCCGGAGTCGTGGCCCAGCAAATCGAGCCACCCGAGAAATTGCCGCGGCCCGACGTCCACCTGCCCGTGTACGAGAGTTCGGGTGCATCGTCCTCGATGCGCCGGCTTCCAGCGCCCGCCACCGAATACTGCGTCTTGTTGCCGCTCACGAACCATTCGCTCACCGCGACCGAAAACTCGGTCCTCACAAAGTTACTCGGCTGCAAATCCGCTGCCCAGGTCCAACGCATCTTGCGAACGTTGGATGTGGGCACTAGAGCGCCGTTCATGTCGTGCAGATTGCTGAAGTCGAGGTCCATTTGCCACTGCTCGGGTGATGCACCTCCGGCGAACGTTGTCGCGGCCGGCGACCACGATTCCGTGCCGGCCCCCTGCACCATTCCATATACCCCGATACGATTCCCGTTCGCCCCCGGAGCGCCGTGATAGGTCAGCGTAATACTCACGCCATCGGCCACAGCGCTCACCGCGCAACTAGCCTGGTTCGCTGTAATCGTTGCCGCAAGAGCCTGTGCCGCGGTGACGAGTGTATCGCCGCCCATCATCCGATAGTTGAAGTGTTGATCGAGCCATGCCAGCTCCACGTAGTCCCCACTGCTGACCGTCCCCTGCAGTTGGAAGGTCGCCGTCGGCGCCTGGTAGTCGCCGCTCACCGCAGTCGCATAGTTGGCAAGCGGGATCTTGTATAGCGTGTCGCTGCTGCTGGACTGCGCCCAGATACGCAGGTACGGCCAATCCACCGTCGGATACAGCGTCGAGTTGACTGGAATGCAGTTCTCTCGTGTTTCGCGGTATGAAAGTTTCAACCCGCTCAGATCGCCATCAGGCAGATTTCGCAGGAATGGATGCTCGAACACGTTGTCGCGATTCCATTCGACGACAACCCAGTCGAACTGCTGCCTCCATGATCCCGACACCGTAAAGCCATCCTGGGTTGCACCGCTCAAAGCTGCCACCGCCGACGGGCGCTGAAAGTAGCACTGCAAATCCCGATCCGGACGCAGTTTACTCAGTTGTTCCGCCATTACAACCGGACCACCACGGTAAGGTCGGCGCCTGGATAGGTCTGTCCGACGGACAAAACCGACAGTGTCAATTTCGCTCCCATTGGCAGGCAGCCGAGCGCAAGACCGCTAGCAGCCGGGGAGGAACTCATACCCGTAGGAACCGTGAGAGTGCACCAGGCGTTTCCATTGACATTCACCTGCAGCTCGACCGGAGCATCGGCAACTGTGCCCAGGATCGCGAAGACGTCGCGCACCGCGTGCGCCGCCTCAGTCACAATCGCCGGCGCTACGGTCTGCTGCACCGCCAGAAAACCTCCCACCTGAATCGAATACTGCCCGCCCGAAAGAGTCCGCAGCCCGCTATCAGCCCTGGATGTCAGACAGATGCTCTTCGTCGCGCTGTTTCCGCGTGTATTCGTGACAAATAGTTCCGCGCTCGCCACCCGCACATTCGGCAGTGGGACGGGGTAGCTCCAGCTTCCGCTGTAGGGGCTCCCGAAGAAACCGGCCGGAAACGGGGCGATCAAGGTCTTCGTCAAAAGAGGCAAAATCACCGCGGCCGAGCTATGCGCCGCAGGCGTACTGCCGTGTATCCCTCTCGTCACTCGATAGCGAGTGCCCGAATTCTGCACCTCTTCCAGCCTCATCACTTCAGCCTCAACCTGCAACAGACCACCGGCCAGATCGGTCCCCGCAACGTTGAGATCGAGAAGCGTGTCTTCAACGCCAACTGCGTTTGCCAAGGCCAGGCTGCTTGCCCCACCGATTTCCTCCCAATAGTGCAGAGCGAGCGTCGCTGCCGAAATCGTATGAGTATTAGTCAAATCAGTGAATGACACGCCGCTCAGTTCCACTGTTCCCCCCCGACTACCCAGACCGAGCCCGAAAAATGGCGTCGGCGGCACGTCGGAATCGCCGGACCCACTTCCGCCGATTTGCCACCGCGTGACCGTCGATAGCTCCTGCGCACATTCGACGTCGTTCACGTTCGCCGACCGGCCGCAGATCTCCACTGTTTCTCCGCCGCGATTGGGTATTTCGAACTGGACCGGGGAAGTGCGACTCAGAGCGCCAAACTGCCAGCCCGTTTCAGCGACCACCCAAAAGCTGCTGGCGTCCGGAACGATATCCCAGGCCGGCGCGACCGTCACGACCTTGTCGGTATTCGCGGCGATGACGCGCTCCTGCCCTTCGCCGCGGCCTCGGGTGATCCGCGCCACCATGTTGCGATATCGGTTCGCGGTCATCTGCAAGGCGTCGTTGCCGATCGTCGTTGTACTTTGAATCGCGGCCGCCACTTCGCCCTGCAGTTCGAGCCTCCAATAGAAATTCGCATGATCGAAGTTCGGGTCGCTCGGTGCGATCAACTGTTTTGGGAGACCATTGTCGACAAATTGCGCCGCCACCGCCTGGTTCGACGCAATCCGATACATGAGCGCCGGATTGGTCCCGCGATAGACGTGAAATCCGCTGGTGCCTGACGAGAAGCTCAGACCTATAAGTGTCACGCTGCTGGCGTCGTTCGCCGTCAGCGCCCGCACTACGAACGAAACAGGGCTCTCATTACCCGATGCGTCTACCGCTGTAACCGCGTAATAGAGAGTCTGTCCGCCGGCGAGCGTCCCACCTCCCCCGGCCGTCGCCGACAAACTGATCATCGGAATTCCCGGACCGCCGGACGCGGCCACCGACGGTGCCACGAAGCCAACCGTGACATTCGTATGCACCGTACCGTCGCCCGCCGTGTCCGCCGACTCCTGAACATCGAACTGAATGTCGCTGCGATCGTCCAGGACGCTGCCCAATAACGGACGAGGTATGCCAACGCCGGCGCCGCCCAAACGCCGGCCGCCGCTGGCCGACGTCACCTGTCCATTGCTGTCGGCGTACCACAAATCGTCATGAATCTGCGCCGTGATCGTGGACACCCGATGATTCACTCCAGGAGCAATCTTTACCACCCGGAATGGCTGCCGCGTGAATCCCTCCTTCAGATAGGTGATCGTAATCAAGTCACCTGGGCGGACACCAAACGCCTTGACACTCGTTTGAAACTCGACATACGTGTTTCCGCGAATCGACTTGTCGAGGGTCAGCTTCAGAATTCGTGCTGCCTGATCGAAGTTGGCAAGACCTAACGCCGGCAAAGTTTGCGATACTTCCTGTCCGCTGCGCGCCACATCATCCGGGTCCACCAGTGAGAAACTGTCCTGCTGGTATTCGTTCAGGGCATCCTGAAACTCCACAGACAACCGGTTCGGCGTATCCGCCATCGCGCGCGTGAACAACCGCAGGCTGGGTTCTCCGTTTGCTCGGCGCAAAACTCCGGAGAATCCATTGCTGCCGTCACCGAATTCATAGGCAGGCCAACCGCCGCTCAACGACTCCTTGCTATTCGAGCAATCCGGCTTTGCACTCCGCTCCGCGGCAAGTGAGTTCTCCACGCGTACCTGGAGTCTTCCGCTCTCCCCATACGTAACCATCATGCGCGCCGAGTTTCGTACTCCGCGCAGCAGATCCCCTGCGCTCCGCCGCTTCTGAATCACAAGGTTGCACTGGAATCGCGTCAGCGTAGTCGCGTTGCCATACACATCGAGCGCCGCGATATCTTCATCGCAATAAGCCGACGCGGAGGCGAAACTCGCCAGGTCAATCTCGCTCGCAGCCCAGCCCGCACGGCGCAACATATCGAGAACGATCCACGCCGGGTTGCTCGAAAACTGATCGCCGGCAAGTGCGCCATCCGGTCCGTACACCGGCAACCTCAGCCCCTGCGCAAGCACCGAGACCTTGGGCAAACTCGAGCCATCATTGATGCGATTGGGCACCACCAGCGACAGATACGCCATGCTGCCATATGGATCGCCCGCCGGCTGTCCATTGCCATCCGCGAAATCCATGTTGAACACGCCGGACCGCGTTCCCAGCGTCGGGATGTTGTACCAGCCAGTTCCAGTCATGTTCGTGCCCGAGACGCCCACTGGAATCTCAATGTCATTCACCAGAACCTTCAACACGCCCTGCATTTCACCGAGGCCCAGCAGCACTTCCATGCGCGTCAAATTGCCATCATTGCGAGCGAACACCACCGGCGGGTTGTACCATGCCGTTCCATAAACCAGCGGTACGAAGTCGTTGTACCGCGCCTCATTCGCCTGTACCGCGGACGTGTGCCAGCTCTTGTCCCCGTACGTCCGTACTTGAATCGCCGGCGGGACAAACTCGATGCCGCCGAAATTGAGGAGCATTCCCCGCGCCTGGCAATCGCCGCGCGTGTAGCCGCAATTCGTGAATGGCGCGCCTCCGCTCAAATTGCCGGTGCCACCCGCCGCACCCGCCGAATATCCGCAACGATAGTAGCGCGAGTACTTGCCATTGACGCCGCCATCCACCGCCTCCATGCGCTGAGCATCGTTAGACGGAAACTCCCACGGGCACCTGCGCTGGATGCGCACTTGCGGCAGCAGTAGCCGCTGCAAATTCATCCGATTCGTCGCCGTGACGCGGAACGTCGCTTCGCGAATTTCATCCGGTGGATTGCACACGCCCTGAAAGACGACCGAACTATCGGTTAGCGCAGTAGCGTTTTTCAAATCGTAAAACAGGAAGCTGGCAGTGAGCTTGGCCCCTTTGATCCCTAACGACCGCTCGATCTCGGAGAAATGCGAGTCTGCATTCGCCAACACAATCGAGATCCGCGGGATTCCGTCAACCCCTTGGTCCGACGCCACCTGCAATTCAAAGACATTATGTTGGAGAACGCGCGCGCTGTAGTCCGCGCCACCCACCGATACTCCGTGCGTGCTCCAGTGTTCCACCCGTCCATCCGCGAGTAGGCAATCGAACACCAACAGTGGCGTGTCCGTGATGGCCTGTTCCTTCAGCTCAAATATGCTTTGCATGAATCACGTTCACTGTGCACGAGTGCCGGTTCACTCCGGTGCAGATCATCTTCAATTCGTCAATCTCCAAATGTGCATCCTCATAGATGCCGCCGCGCGTCGACGCCTTATACACCGATGCCCCACCCTGCGGCTCCACCTGAATTCCATATACCTGGACCGTCGAACCCCCAGCCACCTGAATTCCAAACAGCATCGACTCCGCGTCGGCCGCTCCAGTGCCCACTGCGATCACTCGATTCCAATCCGTAGCAACCGGGTATTGCGTGGTCTCGGTACCGATCGTCAGTCCGATGCTTCCGCCGTTTTCCGACCGCACATAAGCGCTCAGGCAATACTGGTAACTGCCCGGCGCCTGCAAAGTCTGCGACAGCGATTGCCCTGCGGAACCGCCGTTCGACAACTGCCACATGCCTGTCTGCTGCGTGACGGTGAGCATTGGATCTTTCTGCCAGACCGCCGCGTCAAGTTGTTCGCTCGACGCCAACAAGTTTCCAGCCGGATCCAGAAACGTAAACCCAATCAATGAGCCTTCCACCGCCGAAAAGAAAGCTCGCAGCGTCGCCGCTTCCGCATCGCTCAGATCCGCATACTCGAGTTGCCACTCCGTGGTCTCCGCATTCGGGTCCGCGAGCTTGATCATGCTTCCATCAGCCGCGCGATTCGTAACCGTTCGGCTGCGTCGGATCTTTCGCAAGGGAAACTGGCACAGAGCGCCGCTTGCAAGTTGGGGATATACCGGCATGGTCACTTCCTGTTCTGCATGACCCTCAGAGTGGTCGCACCGCGCATCTCAGCTACGGTAGACGCGCCCAGGCCATCCACTGCCAGGCTACAGTCTTCATAAAACTGGCCGTCCTGCGGGTCGGTGAAGGAGAAGCCGCCAAAGGCCCCTTGGTTTGCCAGAAAAAACTCTTCCATCGCAGCCAATTCGCCATCATCCAAGTCCGTCAACCGGATCTCCCACTGCGACAGCGCCGAGCCGGCATCTCGATACCGTTGCTGCGTTCCGTCGACAAACGTGAGCGTTTGATTCTGAAATGTCAGTGTCGTCGTGAGTGGATACTGCGCCACTGCTTCCGTTTTCAATTTCGGAAAGGTTGCCATCTGCTCGTCGCTCCTTACAACTCGCTCACTACGTCGTTAATGGAATTCAAATTCAGCATTGCATCACGTACCGCAGCCGCGATGTCGCTGCTGCGATCCATGAACGACCGGGCATCCATGGCCGACACATTCACCGTGATCTGCGGCGTTTGCGCGGTTACCGATGACCCCACAATCGGATTCGAGGCAGGCGCCGTCTGTATTGTGGATGCCAGCGGCGCTGCATACGCCCGAGCCACACCCGCCTGATCGTAATCCGCGTTCACCAACTGTCCGCCGACCTCGGCCCCTTCAAAACTGATCGAAGGCGGCAAAGCATACTTGACCAGCGGAGCTGGCGCCGGTGTGTCGTCTTCCCCGCCGAACAGGCTGAGAATGCCCTTCGCAATCGGCGACAGGCCGTCTTCGAACACACCCAGTACGCTGGATAGTACCCCGCTGCCACTAGAGCTCTGCGAAGTCGAGTTCGTGCGGCTCGCAGACGAGCGCACCGTATTCGGTGCGCCGGCAGTCTGCTGCGCCATGTCCTGCCGCACTTGATCCGCCCGCACAATCAGGTCCGCCAACGATTGGCTCGCCGCCGTGACCTGCGTCGCCTGCTGCTGCGACGCTTCAAGAAAGCTTCGATAAATCTCGTCTTGCACCGTGTTCGCCATTTCCCCTCTCCGCCGTCAATGCCTGCTCCAAAATCAAAAACGCCTCTGCCTGTTTTGCGCCGAGCTCGGCCAAAACAATCCCACCTAACCGGCGGCGCACCAAAAACTCCTCCACCAGAGTCTCGCTCTCCGGCGTGATCAATGACTTCGGACAAGTCGTCACCACCATATCTTTCCTCGCCCACACAACGTAAGGTTTCGCAACGTCTTGAAGGCGGAGCCAGCCGCATCTTCGCTGCTTTTCCAGGCCGGTCCTCCGGCAGTGGTCGCACTCCCAACCGGCCTGGTTGGCAAAGAGAAAATGAAAGGCGACTAGGAGTTTTTTCGCTGTTCTTCGGTCAATCCCGTCTCGGCTCGAACTGCTGCCAGCGCCTCTCGAAACAGCTCCTCTGGCGCATCCCCGGATATGGTCTCGGGATTGGCGATACGCCCATCGACTACCAGCCCGGAGACCCCCCGCACCCCCCAAGCCACATAGAGCCGCTCGATCTCCGCATGCGCCAGAGCTGCGTCCATCTTGTCCTCGGTGCCCTGCCCCGCCGCAAGAAACTCCGCCCGCCGAGCCAGTTCCCGAATCCGGCGCATCAACTCGACACGCCGGTCAAACGACATCCGTGCAATCGTAAATCGCACGCCCGGCATCACCCGCGACTCAACACTCGTGACGCTCTCATACGACGTCGCCGCTCGGCCTCCTGACTTCTGACTCCCGGCTACTGACTCATCCCCCCTATCCGAACGCCACGGCAATTTCATCGTCAATCGTCCCTTGCGCTCTCGACGCCCGGAATTTCCATTGCAGCCTGTTCTCGCCATCGTCAAACTCCGGCACTTCGGGGACCACACTCTGCAGGTAGATACCCATCAGTTGTCCAGGTACCTGTCCAAGCTGTAACATCACCGTGATCGGCGATTGCTGCCGTGCTGCCTGGTACAACTCCTTCGTGGCATCGTCATCCATGCTGAACAGGCTGAACGCGGCCGTTACGGTGCGCTGCCCTGGAACAATCGCCCGAGGGAACTGCGAGCCAAACTCGCGATTCCGCGCGTCCAGCGCGTTCTTCACCGTGATCGTCGCATTGGTCACGGTGAAGAACTGCGTGGCCGTCGTCCCTAGCCAGGCCTGCCCCATATGGCCCGGCACAATCGAGTAGTCGAACGCGCCCAGCTCCGGTTCCGAAGGGAAACTCTGCAACTGCGCCGCGCCGTTCAAAAAGCTCGAGCTGTCCACGACATCTTGCGCCAATCCGCTGAAGTGGAACTCGTGATAGTCACCGTTGACCAGAATGTCCATCTGATCCACCGCTGCGCCCGAGAGTAGGCGCTGCACGGCCGTCGCCGGACTCCAGTAGTCGAAGATGCTGACGCTTTTCAGATCGGTAGCTGGGGCGTACGTCACTGTCGCGCCAATCGCGGCTCCGGAGGCCGGCGCGACCGTGAACGGGGCGTTCAACTGCACCGTCTGCGCGTCCACAATCGCCGCCACGAACCGGATCTCGCCACTGCACGTCACCGCCTGCCCCGCGCTCAACCCATGGGCGGCCCCGAAGCCCAGCCTGCCGCCGGCTGTGCTCGAGGCCGCTGTGGCCCCCGTAAACTTCACCGCGTCGCCGCCCAGCGCCGCGTGAAACAGGGGACCATACCCTGGACCCGACGTCGTCTTATCCCAACTCGTCAGGTACGTTTGCAATTCGAAATCGGTCCGCCGGCGCACGCCCTGCGGCAATCCCGCGAATGTCCGGCTACCCGTCTTGTCGCGGCGCTTCCCGGTCTCCGCCTGCTGGCGGACGCTCAGTTTCACCGCCGGAATCCGATTCTCGGCGGCGATCGCCTCCGCCTTTCCGAACGAATTCTCCAGCGCCGTGTAGAATCGGTTCGCGTTCGAGCTGATATATGAAGCCATACTAATTCCTGCTTACCCCGATCTCGAAAGTGATCTTCGCTATCTGCATAAAACTCTTTCCACCCTGCTTGACTGGCGAGAATGAAACCTCGTACATACCGCCGTAAAACATGCCGTCGCCCCAATCTCCCCGGCTGGCGTGCAACGTCTGCATCGCGCTATCCACCAGGAGTTCCAGCTTCTGCTCGAGCCCGTCCAATCGGTCCTGCGAATGCCGAACCTCAATCGCCATTTGCGCCGATCCGGAAAAACTCCGAAACTTCTCCCGCAGGTCGTTCGCCAAGCCCTCGCAGTACACGTTGACGTTCGGATACTTCACCGTTCCGCTTCGCTCGGCCATGTCCGCCGCAACGTTCTGCGCGCGAACCTGCGCCGCGTCCACAAGCGGCGATGCATCCGGCGCCCCTTGCGTTAGTGCCGCCAAGCCCGAGTTCAGCCCGGTCGGCCCCGTGATTCGGTTGACAACCTTCTTGGTAACTGCGCTTCCGATTCCGCTCGTCATCAGCCCCTCTGCAAAACTTGCGGCGCTGGCCGCATGTAACTAGGTCCTTGTCCGCTACCCGCGCCTCTTCCGCTCGTCACCACAGGAGCGGTCTGCGTCCAGACCTCGGCCAACCCGAGCATAGCCGGATTCTGCAGAACCATCGCTCGAGGACTTACACCGGCGTAAACGTTCCAGCCCCTCACGTTTGACGGCGCCGCCATCGGCCGCGCCTGGAATCCGCAGCCGTTGGTCGTGATCGTCGCCGGCAGCGACGCTGCCCCTTCTTCTCCGGCCGCGTTCGTCCATGCCGCCGCCACGAAGTAGGTCCCGTCCGCAACGGTGCCTGCCATGGATTCCAGCGACGGTGGCGCAGCTCGTGACACTGGGTCCTGCGACATTCCGATGCCGCTCTGAGTCAACTTCTCATACGCCCACTGCGCCAGCGAATGGTATTCATCGCGCTTCCCCGCATAGCGATCGTTGAGCTGACTGTTGTACGCATCCCGATAGACCAGTTCGAGCGTCCGGAACGCATGCCACATTTTCAATGGCGGCGTCACCACCACCTGATCCAGCGATGGCACAATCGCCGTCGTTGCAAGCTCCACCGGCCCGCTCAACCGCGCAAGCAGTACACCCAATTCGAGCGAAAGCTCCTCCTGTGCCAGCGTTAGTTTGCGCGTGATATCGATTCCTTCCGTGTTCGCCACGTCCAGAAGCTGCGTGTCGTGTCCCTGCAAGTCGTCGATGCTGGACACCGGGCCGTCGTTGAACAGAGCCATGTCTCCCGTCCTATTCCTTCGAGTCGCGCTGGTTTGCCCGGAGCGAGTCCAATTCCATCTTTGGAATCAGCGCTAGTTGCATTCCCGCCGCCTTGGCCGCCGCTGCCTCCGCCGCGCGCTTGGCCTCGTCGATCGCCGCCCGGAATTTCGCTACCTCTTCGGCATTGGCCAATTCGGCCACGCCATCCACGATGAGCTTCGCCGCCGTCCGTTTCGACACCTCGGTCAACGTCCCACTCCTGCCGCCGTCAGTGGTCTCTCTGCTATTCACTACCGCGAAATCATGTACGATCTTCGCTTCCCACTCACGAATTTTCTGGTAATACGCTCTCAAATCCATCGATCTCTCCTTTTGTCGTTACCGTATCCTTCGCCGAAATTGCCTGCTCCCGGTCGCCGCGGGAACCCGTGGGGCGAGTCCGCAACTCGCCCCAAATCCCGCCAGACTAAGTGTTGACCTGCACGCCGGACGTGTTTCGCAACACGCCGCAACCGTACAGCACGTCGACCGTGAACTGCTGCGCCAGAGTGTTCGGCTGGTAGCTCATCACCACGCGCATGCCGAAATTCCCCAGCTCCGCGTACTCCGCGATTGCGCCGGTACCCGGCAGCGGCTGCGGCAGACGGCGGATCACCAGACCCAGGGCATCCTTCGTGAACGCCATATTGTGAGTCGTCACCGGGCTGCTGCCCGTCTTCTGCACAAACTGCGAGCGGAAGACGAAAAAGTCTTTGATCTTGCCCACGCTGCCGTCGATCAGCGACCGCAGGCCGGCGTCGCCCGCCGTCTGGAATTCGCTGAAGCGCGGAATCTGGCGCCAGGCCGAGTAGGTCCCGGCGTCCACCACCATGAACTTCTGCGACGAAGCCGGCACCTTGGCCAGGAACAGCGCCGTTTCCGCGCTGTCGATCACCGCTTCCGTGATCGCCGTACCCGGCGTGCCAACCGGTGTGTTGGCCGTGAAGCCCGCATATAGGCCGAGCAGGTCGCTCTCGATCTTCTGCGCGATCGCAGCCACCGCCGGCTCCATGTAGATCTTCAGCAGGTCCGGCACCGCCAGCACCTTGGTCACATCCGGAATCTGGAACGTCGCTTCAGCGTGCGTGTTCAGTACGATCTGCGCGTTCCCCAGGTTCGGACTCTGCAGTTGCACCGTATTCCCTTCCGCGATGTTGTTCGCCACCATCGTCGGAGGGATCGGCACATTCACCGTGTCGCCGGCCTGCGCCAGTACCGGCTCGTAGTCGCGATTTACCAGGTTGCCCATAACGAGGTTCCCCACCAGCACCGGCAATGCATCGGCCGCCACCAGCTTCACGATCGCGTTCGCGACGTTACTCGAAGTAATGATTCCCAAAACGTTCTCTCCTTTTCTTCTCTGGGCAGGCCGAACCCACCCGTATTTCCACACGCCGGCCTTCGTGAGGCGCACGCTTCAGCGTGCCGCCCCGACACTCCTGTTGCGGTGTTCGTTGGATCGGCGTCCGTCGGCGCCGTGTGAAATCTCGTCTAGCCCTTTACAGCCCGCGCAGAGTCTGCGATGCCACGCGCACGATCTCTTCCCGCACGCGCTGCATTTCCTCGGCGCTCATACCCGGACGAATCCGATCCAGGTCCACATTCTCCCGGCCGCCCGCCGGGGCTTTCTGAGTCGCCGTCATTCCGGTCCCGCCCGAAATCCGCGCCGGCAGGAATTCCGGATTCTCTGTGACAAACGTGGTCAAGTAATCCTTCACCGGCACATCGCCGGACTCCGACCGGGCAACCAGCCGCCCATCTTCCATCCGAACCACGCCATCCTGTACCGCCCGGAACGCCAGGTCGATCTTGGCTACACCCAGCCGCTGCAGCTCGCTGCGAATCGCCGAGCTCCGCTCAGCTTCCGCCGCAACCGCCCGGCTACGCTTGTTCTCTTCCACGACCTCGTTCAGCCTACGTTCCAGTTGTTCGCGCCGCCGGCGCTCCTCCTCGAGTTCCGCCTTCACTGCCGGCTCGCTCCGAGCCTGCTCGCTGCTCACGAACTCCTGTACCGCCTGCCGCACAATCGCATTGATGTCGATGCCTTCCATGTCCTTCCTTTCTTTTGCTTCCCTCCGTCGAGCCTCTATCTACTTGCCCGCCCAGGCCGCGTCGATCTCCTCCGCCACCTGATTCTTCACGTCCTGCCGCGCGTCGCACAGGTACTTGAACGCCAGCTTCTTGAAGATCTGTTTCTTCAGCGTGTCTGATCCGATCCCCATATCCAGCAGCTTCTTCGCATCATCCAGTTCACTGCTGAAGTCTCCGATATCGAATTCGTCCATCCCCGTGACATCGATCGTGATCCCGTCCTGCCGCGCCTCCGCGATAGCAGCTAGTGTCTGCTTCATCGCATCTTTCACCATGTCGCCATAAGCGCGAAGCACCTCTTGCGTCACGCTGAAATCCCGCTGCTTGCTCAATCCGCTGACCCTCATGTCCGCGGAGCCGCTTGACGCCTGGTTCATCAGGTAGCAAACGCGGTAGATTTCGTCTTTGAGGCGCACCAGATTGTCCGCCGCGATCTGATAAACCTTGCCGTCCGGCTCCGTCCACCCGAACCGGTCCGATGGTCCCAGGTGGATGTAGTAACTCTCGCCGACCACCTGGTCCCATTCGCGGTCCGAGTAAACCACTGGCATGGCAAACAGCCCCATGGTCAACGCCCAGGAAAGCGCGTTGGACTTGTTGAGATGTTCCATTTGCAGTAGCGCGGCCTTGTTCATCAGCCAGAGGCCCTCGGAGGTCCGCATTTCGAAGACCGGCACGCGCTGCAATGTGGCAAGCGCGTGCCGGCCTTCGTCGACCAGTTCCACCTCCTTTCCTTCCCCAGCCTTGCGAAAGACCTGGAAGTTTTCACAGTCGTAGTAGATCCACCGCGTTTCCTTTTCCCACTTCGCGTCGGTAATCTTCGACTGCTGCAGACAGGACGTCCGGATCACCAGCCAGTCCAGCCGGCCGCGCTCATCGTGGCTCCAGTTGATGACTTCATCGGCGTTGTAGTCCACCAGATATGCCCGTGACCGGCCGGACGCGTCCTCTTCAGCCCGCGTTCGTGCCAGTCCGGCGACCCGCGGAAAATCGACCGCCAGGTAGCTTTGTCCGTTCACAATCGTCTCGATGAATCGCCGCCGGAAAAACTCGTGAAGGGTCGTGCCCTTCAGATCGCAATCGTCCGAGAAGGCGTTGTAAAACCGCTTGGCATTGGCATCGCTGCCTTCGAACTGCAAGATCGGCTCGCGACGCATCAACGTAGCCGCATACCAGTCCACAATCGAGCCGATGTAGTTCTCGTAAAACACTCGGCTCAGCCGCTCCGCGTACACCTGTGCTGGCTCCTTTTGACGCCGCATCAAGTACTCGGACGCATTCAAACGGATCTTCTCGCCGCCCGCGTAGAGGTCCCCGTATTGTCGCCACATCGCCTTGCGCGCGATGTATTCGGGATGTTCCCGATTGATGATTTGTAAGTTCAC